TTGCCGCCGGTGGGATTGCCGAAACTCCCGCCCTGGCGATGGGTGCAGCCTTTGGCCTGGCTGGCGCGCTCGTTGATGTCCATCTTCAGTTGCTTCTGGCGTTGCGCGTTGCGCCGCGACAGTTCTTCTTTCTGGTTCTTCCAGGCCTCCACGGATTCGCGCGTCTGCTCGAGCTGCATCTCGGCCTGCTCGAGTTGCACCTGGGCAAGTTTGGCTTGTACTTCTTCCAGCTTGGGCATCATCCCCTCGCAAACTAAGTTTTTTTAGTTTGGAAAAAATGGAAGGGGGAATAATAATCGGCGGAAAACCCCCTTCCCAAAGAATCAGGTGGTCTGCGGAACCGCGACCGCGATACGCGCGCGGCTCACGCCGGCCGGATCGGGCGGAAGGCCCACGCCCAGAATGGCGTTGTACCCGGTCCCGGCCATGATGAGTCCGTTGGGGTCGTATGCCGTTTTGGCAACGTACTCGCCGGCCCAGAGGTTGATGTTGTGCCACTCCGGATCGAGCTTTGTATGTCTCTTGTTGGGGAAGTTGATGAACACGATCGCATCCGCGCCCGCCAGGTACGTGGATACGCCCGTGAGCGCCGACCCCTGCCAGTTCGCATAGGTGGTCTGGTTGGTGGACTGGCGCCAGCGCGCACCCAACAGCTCGAGGATCCGCACCGGCTGCTGGCCCTCGGCCGTGTCGGTCAGAGCTTCCAGTCTCACCTGGCCGGCATCGGTTCTCTTCCAGATGTCCACTACTGAGTTGTTGGTCTGGTCAAGTGCTAAATCGCCAACAAAAAATGGATGTATAGAGCCGTTGTAGGCTCCCGATTTCATCGGCAGAACGGTCGCGCCCAGCAAGGACTGCGGCATCTGTTCGATGATCGCCGTGGTCATCTTGTAGGGCGTGGTCAGCGCATCCTGATTGGTGGTGCGGGTGTCGTAGGTGCGCAGATAGTCGAGCATGTACATCACCAGGTCATCGACCGTCAGACCCAGCTGGTAGGCCATGATCTTGCGGTTCTCCTCGAGGTCGTTGGAGATGCTCGTCATAAATGCGAGATCGGAAATGTTGTTGTAGTTGGCCCACTGGCCCACAACGATGTCGCGGAAATTCACGGCGATCGATTCGGGCGAATTGATGGTGCCCTCAAGCTGTTGGGTAAGATCCGCGGGCAGGGGAACCGCCATGAAGTTGCGGAAGGTCATGCCCGACTTTTCCGGCAGATCCATGTGGGTGACCAGCAACAGCTTGTTCAGGAACATGTACAGCCACTGCATGAACACGCGGTTGTAATGCACCGTGAGCCGCGCCTGCGGCATGTTCGCGGTGGTCTGCGCCGCGGGGCTTGGGCCGTCGCACAATGCGGCCGCGGCCGCGGCCTGCGCCGCCATGTGCAGCGCCAGGGATCCCGTGACCACGATGGCGCCGCCGATGGCTGCCAGCAGTTGCAGCACGGGCAGGAACACATAGCGCACAAGCCACAACGAGAGTCTGACTTGGGTTCGCATGGGAGCCGTCTCCTTTGCCCTAAGCGCTAGCTTGGGCGGATGAGCCGAAGTAGGCTTCGCAGGCGTCCGCGTAATCGCGATCGTTCAATTCGATCAACCGTCGCGATTTTGACAGCGGCATGGTGCGAATTTCTTCCTCGGTATATTTCAGCGATCGCGCGGGTGGTTGCGGACGGAACGCGGTAGAACGCGCGCTCGTCGCAAAGCGCGGCCTCGGCCTCTCGGCTGGCGCTGAACGCTGACTCTCATCAGGAAACGCTGGGGAGGGTTGGTGGTTTGTGGTTTGCGCCGCCTCGAACAGATCGCCGCGGGCGCTGAGATTATGAAAGGCTTGCGTAAGATGATCCGCGCTCACCCTGGCCAGGCCGCCGGCCTGCGTGGCGGCCTCCTGAGCCACCAGGCGCCGGTTGCCGTTATGAGGGAAGAATTCAGGGTGGTCGGTTTCCCACTGCTGGGCCACGGCCGCAAAGTTCTGGAGGACAATCTGCTGCGGATTGATGCCCGTTTCGCTCTCGAAAAGAGTGGCCACGGCCGCGCCGGATTTGGCAGGGTTGGCGAGATCGGCCGTAGCCACCATGATTTCATCCGGCCCGATGCGGCGCGCAGGCGATGGGGGCTCTGCGTGAGGGCTGGATGAACGGCGCGCAATCGCCAACTGGGCGTTGGCGTTTTGCATCGCCAATTTATGCATCACTTCATCCTGGCTCTTGCCGTAGGTGGGAATGGGATGGGTGCCGTCCTCGAGATCGGTGATAAAGCAGAACGTGCCCGGCTCGACCGGCTGACCATTGGGGCGCGTATCTGACCAAAATGCCCGCATTATTCGTGTCCCCGTTCCGCGGCGTCACTGTCCAGCGATGCGATCGCCTGGGCAGTCATACCCTCAATCTCCAGGCAGATGCGCCGATAAATCGCCACGTAGGCCCAGACATGAGCAATCTCCGCGGCTCTGCCCAGCGGATTGTTCTGGGAATCCATTTTCGCCTCTTCGATCCTGCGATGGAGGTTCCTGCGGAGCAGTTTCATAAGAGTAGTAACCCCCCCGCCGGCCTGCGCTTCCTTGAGCGCCAGGCATTCCTCGCGGGAAAGCGGCTTGTCGTCGTCGCCGGTCGGCGCCGGCCGCGGGCCGAAAGCCTCCAGCAGCGCCTCGAGGCCGGCCGGTCCCGCGGACTCCCCGCGGCGCAGCGCGGCCAGCTCCTCCGTCAAAGGCTGGCCGGCCAGGTATCTCTCGAAATTGGCCTTCGCGTTACCCATGGGAAAACTAAAACTAAAAAGGGAACTAAAAACGAAAAACTAAAAAACCTAGTACCGAAATCCCGATCAAGACGGTACTACTCAGCTTCCTTCGCCGCATCTCTCGCCGCTTGCCAATAAATAGCTGCGTCAGCAAGTTGCTTTTCCATCTTTAGCAATTCTTCTCTGGCGTACTTTACATTCGAAGTAGCAATCGACAACCCCGCCTCGTGTTCTCTCAAGTGCCGTTTCCACGCATCTTTGAGGCTGAGAAAATGCGTATTCTCGAATATCTTGTCACTGTTTTCGTCGTGGTGCGGGTAGGACGGAATCTCAGCCATGACTTCGATGGGGGCTGGGTTTCCATAGACCGATTTGTACATCTTCGTCAGGGTTTTCATGCCTTCCCTCGTACTACTGTTGTGCCTGCGCCGACACTACTGCGGCTGGATCACGCCCTGCTGCAAGTTGGTCATGTCGGTATTGCGCTCGAGCCTGGCCTCGGCCAGCTCCAGGGGGACGGCGCCTTGTACGTGATCCATGGCCTTTTCGGTGATGGTCTTGGTCAGATCCTGCTTGCCCTGCTGCTGAATCTGTTCCATCTTGTTCTGGCCTTTTTGCTGCTCAAGCTGCTGTTGTGCAGCGATTCGCTGCAAATTGGGGTTCATTTTCTGCGCGAATTGCTGCTGCTCGGGCGTCATGGGCACAAAGATGTCCTCGCGCGCCGCCAGCTCCGACATGCGCAGGAACAATTCCGCAATGGCGCCGTAGTTGATCCTCATCCCGATCTGCTGCTGGAACTGTTCGATATTCGGCTGGGCCAGGATCTGGAGCAGGAAGGGAATCAGCTGTGCGATCGCTGCCTTGGCGGCCAGCTTCTTGCCGCACAGCACTTTGATTTCAAACTTGGCGTCGAGGAACAGGTCCGCATCCAGCGTCTCCAGAATCTTCTCCCCGTACTTGTCGGAAAGCAGATCGCGGATTTCCTTAATGGGCATCACTTCGCGAACACCGCGCCACAGGAACTGTAGCCAGCGCTCGAGTACGTCCTCGATCATCTGCACCGGGTCCGCGATGTTCTCGTCGGCTTTGTCGGCCAGGCGCGTGGCGCCCGTGGCCGTACGCCCGATCGAGGATCCAGGCCCTGGCAGCTGGCCCTGCATCATGGCCTTGTCGGCGCCTACCAGCTGTTCGCCGCCCTGCATGGCCAGTTCGTAGACCTTCCACGCATCGGGCGGGATCTGGGGCATTTCTAAAAATCTGATCGCCTTGTTCAGATCGCCGCTCTTGCCTACGTCGATGCCAAGCATCAAGCCCAGGCCGGCGATGAAGTTCTGCGCGGGCGCGTTGCCGCTGCTGTTGTCGTAGAGGATGGGCGCATTCATGGGGAAAGCGATCATCTTGAGCACTTCATTGAGAACGCCCTGCGACATGCGCTGATCGCCGGCATTGAGGCGGCCGATGGCGAAACCATAGCCGGAATTGTCGATGTTGTACCAGTTGGCCGTGTAGCCGGCCGCGTGTTCGCCCAGCCCGTGCTCCTCGTTGCGGATCACGAGTTTGCGCTGCTCGTAAATCAGGACTTCGATCACGCGCTGCTTTGTCCAGTAGGCGATTTTCAAAAGCGGCCGCACAAAAGGATTCAGGCTCACCTGGGCCTGCTCTCCCTGCGCGTGATAGACCACCGATGAATTGGCGTTCATCTCCTGTGCCACTTGCGGCCCCGCCTGCGCATCGCCCTGCGGATTGGCGAGGAAGTATTTCATCAGGTCCGCATCGCCGGGGATGGTCGGTTGCAGCTTTCCCTCCTCGTCCTCGATGTGATAGCAATCGAGTTCTCGCATCTGGCGCAACTCGGAGAAGTCCACATAGTCGATGTCGATCCGCGGCCAGCCGCTCAGATGCGGCTTGCCGGGATGGCGCCACTTCTCGCTGTAGAGCGTTGTACCCAGGCGGCGGTATTCAAAGAAGGGCCAGCTCTCGGTAACGGTTTCGGTCCTCGTTTCCCAGTCGTCCGACTTGAGCGTGTGGATTTTCTTCTTGCCGCCCGTGGGCAAATCTATTTCGATGGGTGGGGTTTTGGGGTGCCGGGACTTGCGAATGACTTCCTGTTCTTCCCAGCCGGGGACGGCAATCGCGGTGCCCTGCAAAGCCTGGCACTCGATGAAGAGGCGCATCTGATATTCAAGATCCGCGCGTTCCGACAAGACAAGAAACAGTTCGGTCCAGGCATTGAGATATTCCTCTGCGTCGGGCAGGCCGGCCAGCTTGCCGCGCGGCTGCAACAGAAACCAGTTGTCGTCGCCAAACACCGCGCGCCGCGTCTGCGAGGACATCACGTTACGGTTCTTGGCCACGTTGAAACGCGAAATGCGCGCCGGCCGGTTGGCCGCAGTGCGCCAGTCGCGATCGTAGTTGGGGGATTGGTACAGGTAATCGATGTATTGCCACTCGAGCAGCCAGCTGTTTGTATCGACCCAGGCCATGGCTTTCTGGTAGTCCTGCCACACGACCGAGGCCGCGGCGTCATTGTCGAGCGCCGCCTCTTTGGCTACAGACTTGTCGAGCGTGACCTGTTTCTGCTCAATGCGCAGATTGAGGGTCTGTCCCAGCGGCATGCCGTCCGCGGTGGGCTTGCGCGCGAGTTCAAGAGTGCTAGCCATGGCTCACCCGTGACCACAAAGATTCAATTAGAGTGGGAGAGGCGGCGATCGTGCCGCTAAATGACGAAAGCCCCGGAGCACGGGGCTTTCGATGGAGGTGCCGATGCGTAACCATCGTCACCAGAACCTGAGATTCAGTCAAGCGGCCGCTTTTCTGAACCTCATGCGAACC